AACTGGTGTTATCCCTGAAGGGTTGCGGTCGTGGTGGGATGCAGAGATCCCTTGGGAATGTAACTACTGCCCTTACTACGACATCTGCGAACAACACGGCGACGTAGACATATTAGACATTATCGATTTAGTAATAAAGGAGACTGATGAGTCAGTTAAGTAAATTAGCAACACCATTCTCGGACAGGTTTATTGAAACCAAACCGGGAAAGTTTGCCGCATCATATGTACCACACGGTATCGTGTCGCAATTCCTACTAGGGATTGTGGGTCCATATGATTTTGCTATTGATACTCTTGTCAGGGATGCTGATGGTACTCTCACTGGTTGCCTCTGCACTCTTACTGTTGAGATTGATGGACGAACTACCTCGATTCAAGAGGTCGGTGAGTGCGAGAATCCAAACAACTGGAAAACGGACGGCGCACGGCTGAAGGCGTGTGCGTCGGACGGAATTAAAAGATGTGCTATGCGATTAGGTCTTGGCCTACATCTTTGGCATAAACACGACGGGAACTATGTTCTCGCAGACATTCTCGAAAAGAGAGAGGAAGAAAGTAATGAGTAATATATCTATCGCAGGCAACGTTGGTACTGATTTAACGTTGCGCTATTCACAAAGTGGTAACGCCTTTGTTACTGTCCCGGTAGCCGTGACTACTGGTCGGGATGAAAGCAAAGAAACCCATTGGTTCGATGTTAAATGCTTTGGTGATTTAGCTGAACGCATTTCTGAAATACCAAAAGGTTCTCGTGTTATGTTCACGGGACGTATGAAACAAGATAATTGGGAAAGCAAGGAAGGAGAAAAGCGCAGCAAACTTTGTCTCTATGCAGACGAAGGTGGGCCCTCATATCGCTGGCATCCGAAGGGATCTGATAATGGTAATGTTGACAGAGCAGCAGCACAAAATGTGCAAGCTGCATTTGCCGACGATCAGGAACCTTTTTAATGGATGACTATGAACCACAAAGCGTAATTGTTCCAGTGTTAGCAGACGAATTAACAGTGTTATCGTTTGTAGTTCCTAAGGATTTTGCAGTTCAATTTGAAATGCGTGCTTCGCAGATCATTGAATCTTTCGAGCGGCATCCTGCGGACCAACAGATGGATGACAACAACAAACTCATGCAAGCTATGTCATTTCTAATCCAAACGGCATACAGTTTTTATCAGGAACACATAGATGAACCTGATTGTTTACCTCCTGATATAAGTGATATATGAGTAAATCAAAACAGAAGGGGACAGCTTGGGAAACCGAATGTGTTCGGTATCTCCAAAGCTATACAGGCTCAGAGTTTATGCGTCTGCCTCTTGTTGGGACTAAAGACGTGGGGGATATCCGATGCCTTGACCTACCTGAATTTGTATTTGAATGCAAAAACAGGAAGGATGCCCTCTCGTCTTTGTCCCAAATTATGAAGGAGACAGAACAAGAAAGAGTTAATGCAGACGCTGGTTTCGGTGCGGCTATAGTCAAACGTCGCAACTTTGGAACTGGCGGAGCATACGTGGTAATGGAACTACACAACTTTGCACAACTGATAAAGGAGAGAATACATGGGCAAAGTAATCAGGCTGAAAGTGGCACAACAACCAGTTTTTTCTGACCTTACGGACATGCTCAACACATGGTGGAAAGAGTTAGAAAAGAAACCCATCAGTGTTAAACCAGTTAGGATTCGGCACCTTGTCGAGACTGCACATGCCGCTGGTTGGACAATCAATGAATGTTATGACGCACTCAACATTACGTGGGGGTATACTGAAGCAGCGTTCGAGACAGCTTTACGAAGAAACGCTGAGGAAAGTGGGAGCCGAGTGTGTAACATCAACGATGAAAACGAAACGCAAAAAGCGTTAGCGTTGAACAAGAAAGAATCGCTTTCGATAGACGAAAATGTCCGCAGACTTCGAGAGCTAAAAGAAAAATTAAAGTCTAAGGGCTAACCGGGTTACCCCGGTGATGGGATGCTGGGGGTGTTTACTCTCCTTTCTACCCCAGCATTCCGCCCTAATTGTCACCCAGCGTGGTAAAATAAATGGGACATCGTGATTGGAGAAAAGCGATGGATATAAAAGTAGAAGAATTGCCAGCACGAATAGTCGGAGGGCCCGAAGTAAAGGGCTATGCGATTATCTGTGACAAAGCGATAAGGGAATGGGTACTCAATAAAGAAGAGGCAGACCGCATTGCGGAAACGCTGAAACGAGATGCGAGTAACCCTGAAGATTACTGATGTATGTAGACGAGTTAGGTCACATACGTTGGGACAAAAAAGATTTTAAGAAGCATGGGACACTGGCAAAGTATTTGATTGGCGAGTGTCGATGCAAGAAGTGTAAGGCTAGAATCCTAGCTGACGATGCGGAACGTCCGTTGCGGCCTCGTTATAACTTTGATTAAACAACTTCGGGACGGGGAGATGCGTCGGCCAACCTCGATCTGCAATAAGACTTGCAACGTTGACACTGGTATGTCTGATATGTCATCGTCCGTGTCACCCTCTTACCGCGCTTTTGCAGCTTATTGCTGCCGCAGGTGGGACACGCATGAGAAGTTTCGTCGATCACGTTTCTATTGGGATGGTTTGTAGCCCAAGGACGTAAGCGTTCGTAAACATCGACAAGTAAATCGACATCTTGTTTGGCGTACTTTTTCATTACGCTCCATGCTTTAGCGTCCCCGTTCATGCATCCTGCCCATGTTTCAAAACCCCCTGTTGCTTCTTTCCCACCTAAGCCGAGGTGTTCGCCTAAGTGTCCTAGTCTATTGCTATTAAATTTGAAATGTCTGCGAGCCATCTTCAATGTGTCAACAGTTTGGTAGTGGCTTGGTGGTCCCAGCCCGTGGTACACGAACCGTGCGTTTGCTTTTTTAATATCGAAGGCATCTGAGTTGTGGCCTATAACTATGTCGGCTTCGTCGAGAAGTTCCCATAGTTTTTTAACTACTTGTAAGTCATTGCCGGGGTCGTTGTCGTAAAGCTCAAAGTCTTTTAATGCGACAACGTGAGTGGATTTGTGGTCCTCCCATTTGTATGAGAAGCAAAGTATGTACCACTCATCGACGTGTTCAATGACATCTTGTTGCCATTGACCCCAGACATAGCTCATGTTGGGGGCTGTCTCGATGTCAAAGAAAAGTACTTTAGACATTACTCTGGAACTGTTAATAGGCGCACGAGTAGTGTGCCTTCCCACCAGCTTCCATCGTCTGATAACCGGTCAGGCTGCATAGAGATACGTTCAATAGTTACGTTCTCTGAACGGTCACCTTCTTTGTATGTCAATGTTTGCCCCGATTCCATTCGGTTACGCAGAGTTTCAAAAACTTGCTTAGTGTTAAATGCTACAGGAGCGCCGCTGTTTCTTGATGTCAATACTTGCCGTCGTAAAACGATAGGCAAAATGATTTCATCTACACGGCTGGGTGTAGCTATGCAAGTAGTGAGCCAATCTTCAACGATTGGGGCTTCGGTAGTTGCGCTAGAACGACCAAGGGTAATAACGAATTCGTATGAGACAGATGATTCCGTAACAAATGTAAAGTTTTTAGGGACGTTCGGGGTTAGGGAGAGGCTGGACGTGGAGTTGTCATCGTTTGTTGCAGCGAACGAGATGCTGCCCAAGAGTGTGGTAGTCGGGCTACCCCTGTATTCAAGATCTCCGTCCCGATAATCAGTTGATGCGACGTTGTAATCAGTGTCACCGAATGTGTATTGGTCACGGTCTTGTCGAACGGTAACGTTTCTTAATAGTTTTGGGGCTACTGTTGACCACGAAACTTCGCCAACAGTTAGTGTGCCTGTTACGACTTTGACACCTGAACCTGATTCTCCGTAACAACCATTAGTCTTATCTGCGAAGTAGGTTTTATCTCCAAGTCGTGCTACTGACTGGATATCAGAAGGGGAACCGGCAACAGATACAAGATCAGGAGCCCACGCTGGGACGAGAGTTGTTGTGAACTTTGAAAGATCGCCACGGTAAAGTTTGCCGCTGCTTCCTCCCCACCATACGAACCGTGAATCGGTTTCCAAACAGAAGGCTTCGCCTCCGTCGTCGATGACTGGGCCTATAGATACTGCGTTAGATGAGGTGTCGATTGCAGCGGTGCGAAGTCCTATTGATGTTGCGATTAAAAGAACACCACCATATGCGGTGATCTCATTAATTTGTTCTCCATGTGGGAGTTGCCCTCCGATAACAGGAGTTTGTAACGTGCCGTCAGTTGAGTTGACATCTATGTGGTAGATAGTGCCAGTGTTGTCTGAGTTAGCGGCAGCAAATATTCCTGAAGGCCCACCGCAAACTGATACCCAAGTAGTCGAAGAAAGCGCTGGGGTGTAGTCGAGGGAGCTACTAAGTTTTGCTCCGTCGGCTCCGATCTCGAAGATGTTTGCGCCAAGTGCGCCAATCAATCGGCCTGATGCGACTCGTATAAGATCAGCAGCTTGTGTGCCGCTTGACGGCCAAGCTCCGTCGATTGAACTGGTATTGATTGTTGATCGGGCGATTGCTGCGCCAGAACCAAAAGCTAAAAAAATATGAGTGCTATCAGAATGTAAATCTGTAATTGAATATGTAGCACGAGCGGTAAAGTCTGTCCATGTAGGCGATGCAGCAGTCGGGCCATTAGTAAAGGATACTGTTTCAGCGTCTATGAAATAGAGATAATCTCCGACTCGGCGCACTAACTGGTTGCTGCTAGCTGCGCTTTTCTTTTGTTCTGTTATGGGTAAGAGGGTGATTTGTCCTTTCGTCCAAGGATCAATACCGCTAGAAGTACTGAACCTCCGACGATCAGAGTCATCCAAATCAAAGTGCGTTTGACCAGCACCATAACTCCAGTCAGTTTGTGAACGTGTCCATGCGCCGCTCGTATCTAAAGCATTTTCACCGGGTTCTTTGCTTGTGTCTCGTTGTTCACGTAAAGCAGGAACGGTCGTGCGTGCGTACTCTGTTGTATCAATTTCATATGACACACTATCCAGTTCAACCGGAAGGTATTCAGAGTTAAACGCCATGATTACAACGCTTGGTGACTAGAGTTGCGTTGCCAAACTTGTGGATACATAGCAGCTATGCGTGCTGATTCGGCAGCGACTCGCATTTCTCTACGCATTCTAAGATCTCGCATCGAAGCAGAGATAGCGCCCGGAGGAACTTCTTCGGCACGTCTATGCATTCCTTGTGCATCCAAAAATTCTCGACGTATAGGTGTCGTTGTCATTAAAGCTAACGCTGCACCAAGAGGAGGTAGGTCATAAGCAGTAGATGGGAGCCCGGTCCCTGACTTAGCGTCAGTTGTTGCGGTAATCAAAGTGAGAGGAGATTTGTAACTCACTGTCACTTTTTTACCCGGCCATCCCGGTCCATAAAGAATTAATGCCAAGCCGCTGTTGAATGCAGCGGTGTCTCTGTTTCTTTTTAATCTCCATGAACGGATCTCTGGTTCGCTAGCTTCAACAGGAATAGGATCTGCGTAAGTCACTGTGTAAATAGATTGGACTTCTTCACTAGTTAAACCTGAGAGGTTGTAACCTTCTTGGGCAGCATTGTAAGTAAAACTTGTTGTTTTGATTTGGAAGAGCCCATTGTCAGGGGATGACAAATCACGTAAGTCGTTGTTGAGAGCTTCCATAATTCGGTATGCAGGAAATTTGGGAGATACCCGAACGATGTCGCTAGCGGTATGACTTGCTGCTGTCGAACCACCGTATGCACGTATAACACTGACATCAGTACCGCTTACAGCGGTGACATACATTGCTTCTGTGTTTATTTCTATAACAACACCAGCGGTAATGCCTGAACTTGCTGCTCCTGTAACACTCAATGTCGTTGCGCTACTTGTCGCATCGGAAGCTAAAAGTAAAAGTTCTTCCACGTACCCGGACAAAAGCATGTCCCGTGTTTCGTCAATCCATCCTTGTGCAGTCATTAACCACTCCCAAGAACGTCATTAAGGGCACGTTCTTTACGTTTCTTTTCTGACTTCGGCCCTTGGAGAAGAGTCCCGGCTTTAATTTCGTGAGAGGTTGCGGCTTCTCGTTCCATTTTGGCAGCGCCATCAATGCTCTTCGGCTGAATACCTTCAGATCGGAGGCGTTTGTAGGCTGCCATATCCCTTTCTTTGGCTCTTTCTTTAGCTTTAGACCCAGACCAATCAATCGCTTTACCATCATGCATACCTCTCGTTGGTGTAGCTGAGGCAGCGATGTAAACATCACCAAAGTATTTGCGAACTACCCCTCCACATGCATCGCAAACATCGTCATAGGTTTCATGGAACCCATGACGAATCTCGTGTGTCAATCCACAATCGAGACATCGGTAATTATAAATTGGCATTACTCTGGACCTACCCTAAAAGAATATCCTGCTGCTACTAATACTGTTTCTTCTGATTCTGTCAAATCTCTGGGGCTATCATGCCCTCCGTATATCCACCGTGTGACTGTTCCCCAGTCATGCGGTAAGAAAGATTGCACAGTTGTCCCATTGATAATAAATATATTATCTCCTTTGGGCCGTGGCTGGAAGTGACGCATCAAAGCATAGGCGGCAGGGGACGCATCTTCTCTCACCCCGATAGAAGGAAGCGTATTCTCGGTAGGTATTACTACTAAACGGTAAACAGGGTCAGCACCAAATTCTGAACTGACTGCTGCTGCAATCGTCGAAGCCTCGAATGTAAAGTTGCCACTCGGAGTTTCCGAAGGCATCGTTGCGGTAGCTGCAATGACCCCCGGTGTCGCATCAATAGTGATGTATAGCGAATGGCCGGGGAATGTCGCTGTAGTCGCCACAGCAGCCGGTGTAACGACCGCTGAGATAGTGGGTGAGGGGAGGGTAGCTGGGGCAGTAATGCCGCCGTGTACGCTGATTGAGTTGGCAGTAACGGAAGGTACAATTACTACCGGACAGGCGACTGTTGACGGAGTAACCGTTGCCGGGACCGACGGGCTCGCTGAGAACGTCGTCGTAACACCGATTGTGGCTGGCGTCGCAATGACCGCCACAGTATGACCAGTGTCAACAGGCTGAGAATAACTAACACCCGACTGGCTGTAATCCACCAAGATACGGTTGTCCGGTACCGAGGTGTCACGTTCGTTGTAATCGAACCCGGTCTTGTTGTAGTCATAACCTGAGCTATACGCTACGCCGCCGGGACGTTTAGGCGTATAAACATAGGCAAAAACGGGCGACAGATCCGCCGAACACGCAATCGTGCTGGCAGATACAGTCGCATCACGTTTCTGATAAGGAAAGCCGGACTCCGCATAAGCGATTCCGCTTTCGTTGTAATCGTAGCTGCCCGGATATTTCGGGGCGTAGTCGAACCCCGGCTCTTGATACTCAATCTCATCTTTGTTGTACGGATTGACAGCAGGGAGCGGCACCGAACAGCCTCATCTTTCTAACCGGTAACTGATGCCGTTTCGGGATCACCCACTTTTCTGGCTGCAACAGCCTTACCAATAGCTACAAGGGCCGCAACTCCGGCGACCTTCAATGAGTCCATCCAATCTGGACCCGGAACTGCCATAGCTGCAACCCACGCCTGAGCGAAGGTAGCGACGGCACGTTCTAAACTGTCTTTAATAAAACGCTGGTTGAACAACTTCTTGTCTCCGTATCTGCATAGCCGCCCAAGTCTTTGGACCAACTACGCCATCTGCAACAAGCCCTTTGGCTCGCTGCCATTGTTTTACTTTGGCGAGTGTACCACGCCCGAATATTCCGTCGGCTAAAGCTCCTACTACTCGTTGAACATGAACAACTGCTTGGCTGCGTGAGCCTTTGCGTAGCGTTCCGGGGAACGGGACAAGCCCGTCCTCTGGTTCCTTAGGTAAAGTCATTACAGGAATGCTTGTAACCATGCGACGTTGGATCATTCCTCGAAGTTCACTCATTGAGAATGAGGGATCTACTTTGCGTGAGGTCCATTCCTTATGGCCTATCACAGCGCAGTCGGGGTTCCAGTTGTGTCCGTCGCACAGAAAGGCGCACAAATCTACGAGTGCGTCCATCTGTGCCTCGGGTACATCTTCCCCTAACCCGTCATTAATAATTGAAACACCTATTAAACGAGAGTTAGCGCTGATCTTACCGGGACTAGTAGCGTCACCGATAACAGGATTATTCTGCTGCATCCGTGTCAACACTGACTGTAAGCCACGGCCAGCGTGGTTAGCTTTCACGTTTTCGGCAGTCAACTTGACAATGGTGCCATCACGTTTTATGAGGTAGTTGTATAGAGGTCCGGGTACTTTGTTGACTCCTCGAACACACATTGCGATCACGTTGTCGGGGTCTGCGTTGCGGTTTGAGGCGGTGTGGTGGACGACTATGCCGAATGGTTTGAGTGGCCGTCCGGTGTTTGCTTTGCCGGGTGCGTCTACGAGTTTCATTCTGACTCGGGTGGCGTTGCTTCTGCCCAATCTTCTGCATTGTCATCCCAATACCAAGTGTTGGGTGGTTCGCCGTAGCCCTCTGGATAAGGTTTGTCAGCAGGTGGACCCCAATCATAGTTAGCATCTAACACCCATCCATTATGTGGAGATGAGGGATAGAACAATCCCAAAGGGTAGCCGTCTGCCTCTGGAACAAACGTCGAACCAATTCCTGCTGGGTTTTTGCGGATGTTATCTGCGGTTTCGTACCATCCAGACCATCCTAAATCTACCGGAGTTTGGTTATCTGCAAAGGTGGCGATATTAATAACGGTATTGTTTTCGTCTACTTCAGCAAAAGTTCTCATCAGCTATCCGTTCGTTAGATACCGTATGATTAAAGCGCCATCTTGTGATGATTGGTTATGGTAGCCAGACCCTCGCCCATAGCCACTCCAAGCGGCGCCGTCACTATTGCCACCGTCGCCACCACTTCCATAACTACTACCATTCAACCACGTGTACCCTTCTTTCCCGTCGGAACCGGTATCACCATCGTTGCCGCCAGAACCGCCGCCGCCACGCCCCCAGTTGTTGTAAGCACTACCGTCGCCACCGCCGTCACCAGCAGTATGTGTAGTCCATGTCCCCCCACCAGTACCTGTTCCACTAGTCAACGTAGCCTGCCCCGTACCGCCACTACCAGTCTGGTATTGGTACCATATGCCACCGCCGCCACCGGCCCCACCAGCAGCTACATAAGGAGCAGTCGGAGTAAGACTATTCCCGTTTCCGCCAGCTTGCGCCCAGCCCCA